GGAGACAAAAAAGAGGTTACTGGATGTCAACAGCCTTGATGGTCTTCCGTCCGGCGTGTTTAGCCATCTTATCGGCTTTTAGTGCCTGTTCGCGGATAAATCCCTCTGCGAGTGCGCAAAGTGCGTTTACTGCGTCCGCTCCAATTGGCGATCCAGTTGCCTCAAATGCGATACGTTTTACTGATGCTTTGGCCAGTTCTGCGGTCATACGATCATATTATTGGAATTGAAGGTATTTATAATGAGTATGTTAGTTGATTGGGAAATTCGAGAACTGTGCGAAGAATTAAACATTGTAGAGCCATATAACCCGTCAAGGGTAGGGCCATGTTCATATGATTTATCATTGGGAAATAGTATCGCGTGGTATGCTGGAGTTGAAGAGTTAAACCCTGAAGATAAAGAGACCTACAATTTGAGGTATCAAAGTGTTGATAAATATGGCGTATCTTTACATCCAGGGGACTCCGTATTGTGGACTACTGCCGAAACTCTTAAAATTCCTGATAATATAACCTTCTACATTGATGGGAGATCGTCAGCCGGGCGGTTGTTTTGTGATATGCACGCTGCCAGTGGAAAGGGGGATAACGGGTTTCATGGAGAAATAACTCTTGAAATTACAAATAAATTGAAGTATCGCCCGATAAGACTTAAACCGGGGATGATATTGGCTCAAATGACATTGTTTAAAACAGAATTATCAGAGCATCCATATGGAACGAGAGGCCGGTATCAGAACGAGTCAGGAGCAACAGGAAGCAGGTATTACCAGGGATAAAATATGAAACAATCCACGATTAACACACTCGCCTGTGCCAATCGGTTACGGAGGTTTAAAGTTGATGATATGCCTGAACAACATCGGGGAGGAATCAGACATCTGGTAAGGGCCGGGTGTCTGAAGAGGAGCGGTGATGAATACGTGGTTACCAATTTCGGAGAGTTCAGATTAAAGATGAGTGAGCCATGAGGGTATTTAGTGCTTCGACCACTGGTAAATACATCATCCAGATTACAGACTGCACCTCTTTTTTAGTTACCTTGGAGGAAATTCGAGAATTAAGAGACGCTTTAGATAATATCCTTGACCCAACAGAGGAAAATTATAAGTAATATGGTGACTAATATAGTATCATGCAAGTGGAGACAAGAGACAGAAAAGGGAAGACAGTTGTAATAGAGACAAGAGACATAGTAGGTAATATGGTGTGGATCGCGGGTAACTGGTATCATCTCTCTAAACTGTTCTACCAGAATGGAACATCATGTATAGACCTGGCAGAGGGGTTATAATGAATACTCCTACCCTTACCCGCGTTATTGAGGCGGTGGTAATTTTCATCGCTGCCGGTTCGTTCATTATCTCTTATAACAACCTACATGAGTCTGCCCTTCAAATGGGAATTCCTCCAGTATTCGCAGTAATTTTTCCAATAACAATTGATGCCTTTCTATTGGTTTCTACGCTTTTTGTGCTTTATGCAGGTCAGAAAGGGGTATCGTCAGTTGAAGGATGGGCGTTCTTGATAATCTATACCCTGGCATCAATTGCGTTTAATATCCATATGGCTCCTAAAGACATATGGAGTCAGGCAGGATTCGCAATGTGCCCGATTGGGTTATGCGTCGCGCTCCACTTCTTGATGAGGATCCTTGAGATAGAGATGGTGCATGAGGTTAAAGTCCCGGTGGTAACATGTGAAAAGACATTAGAACAAGTTGAAGAGAATCCAGTATCAGAACCGCTGGTAGAATATAAACAAGCAAAGAAGAACGAGCGACTGGAGGCCGTGAGAGAGTATTATCAATTAAACCCACAATCAACCTTTGCAGCAGCAACGAAGGCAACAGGAATATCCTATAAGACCCTGAAAGCATACAAAGAGGAAATTGATGCAGAAGAGATGCATGTATAAGATGAAATTTCGAGGCACGTTCGTTTGTTCAGAAACGAGGATGGGGCGTCACTGCCCCTATGAACATTATCAATGCGAAGTAAAGAAACAAGAAATAAAATAACCTTGAAACTCTTTTTTATCGTTCCCGCCAATCATATTTTATGACTTGGCAAAACCCGTATGCTCAAAACTATAATCCGATGCTTGGTATCGCCCCCCCTCCTGGTATCCCGCCTACTCCTACAGGACAGACTAACATAGGCCAGTTCTCATCTCCGGGGGTGATTGCGCCTCCTCCTAACGCGAATCCCTTTCCTACTCAACCAGAACTTTATCAACCTCCACAAGCCGCTATACCTTCCGATCCGAGTCAACTGTTGCAGCCTCAATTTACTCAACAAGTGGGTCAGATGGTGGTAAGCGCGTTTGAAAACTTCAAAAAGAGCGTTGTCGATTCAAAAGAGGAAGGGGAAGATATGATCCTCACGGTAAAAATCCCGACAAGCATACTCAAGCAGGATCCTAACTTCTCGTTTCTATTTAACAAATAAAAACTGGTCACAAACCAGACTTTTTTCACAGAACATTATCAAGAAGAAGAACAATAGTATCGGATCGTCTATTTCGTGTATCGTTTGTTTAAACGGGCACGACAACATACCACATTTACCATCAAGAATGATGTTTTTGTGGAGTGCCATGCCACAAATATCATCCATGATATGCTGATGTGAGAGAAATTAGAGATGTTCTACTTTCCACAAACTGACTGAATCGCGGCTAATATTGCGGCGGTGTCCGTTGCAGCCTGGTTAGTAAGCGCACCAAGTATCGCGTTCGTCTGCTGCAGGTTGTTTTGAGCAATATTGCACTGATTGAGTTGGTTCTGCAGGTCGCTAATCTTATCATCGCAGAGTTTATCCAGAATCTGCTGCGTTCCTGAATTGACGCGCTCGAGTATAGCGGCTGTCCGCACTGCGCTTTCATAGTTTACTCCTGCGATTTGAGACTGAAGTGCGTTCTGACTTCGTTCAATGTTTAACTGGGTCTGGCAGCAGCACTGACTCAACTGCTGCGCGAGTGCTGCAAAGTTCTGATATCCCTGCATCTGTGTGCTGTTAAATCCTGAACACATCGCCCGCTCAAGTCCAAAAGCATACTGCGCGACGTTGTTATTGACGTTAGCGAATGAGTTACAGTTTGAAAGACCAAGCGCGTTAATGTTGCTGTTTACAGAATTAAACCCTGTATTATTCGCGTTCATCTGGTCAATTGCAGTCTCATACGTATCTTTTGCAATGTCGCGTGCGTTAATTGCTCCTGCTTCTGTTCCTGCGCCTCCAAACAGTCCACCACGGGCAAAGAGGAATAGCCACGGGAGAAGCATGCTCATTCCTCCCATACCTCCAAACCCGCCCTGGTTACCCATCATCGCGGCAAGCGCGGGGTCTATTCCCGTTGATTTAGGTATTTCGTTCTCTACCTTAACCATCGGGTATGTCATATCTGCCATAGTTTTACCCTCTACTGGTTCTGCTATGGGAATCGTTTCATCTGCCATAGCAGAGAATAATCGGCATACGAAACAAACAACATTTTCAATATACGATTATATTGGATAGTTTTATTGTATGACGCGCGAAATTGAAACCATGGCAGAGTATATCGACCATAGAACAGGACTGCTGATGAAACAAACTACGGTTTATATCCCAGATGAATTGTTAAAATGGGCACGCGGGAGTGATGTAAAACTCGGAAAGATTCTCACCAATGCCATAATAGAAGAGAAGAGGAGAATTGAAGAACCACTTATTTTTTATAATATTGCGCCTAATATAGTATGCTAACAGGAGAGAGATGACAAAAGCAAGGAACAACAGAACAGAAGCCATAAGGATATCGGTAGAGTCTGCTGATTTTATCCGGTTTATGGCAGACATTGAAGGATTATCATTCAAACAGATGACAAGCAGGATCATCAGAGAATGGGCAGAAATGAAGGTGAAACAGTGAGTAAAAAGGTAACGTGCAGAAAGTGCAGATTTGCAAAGAAGGCATACCACTTCTCATATTATGGTGGGAATGGATATCGTTGCACGTTCGGGGTAATACCCGATACATTCGTTTTAGATGAGAATGGAACCTGTAAGAATGGAGAGTTGAATATAGAATGAACAAAGAAGAGTTAAAACCGTGCCCGTTTTGTGGTGCCACTGATCATTTATTGCATGTAGATCGTCAATTGGATATCAGTATGATTGGAGATTGCGTTGCTAATGTAGGATATTCTGGAAATTTCTATAAGGTGGTATGCTTGAAATGCCGTGCGTGTGGTGGTAACGAATGGGAAGATACAAAAGAGGATGCAAAACAAAAAGCAGTTGTCGCATGGAACCGGAGAGTATAGATGAGGCAAAAAATGGCAGGTAGTTATCACCATGTATTGCATGGATGGGCACTGATTGAAAATATGGGAGATGCACACGAGGCAGTAGAAGAATTAATGTGGCTAGTCCAATCGCAAATCGGAACAGAGAACGCGAAGATGTTACTCGAATCTCAATTCTATCCCATGTCAAGAGGAGAAATTCCTGAAGAATATCCAAATCCGGGCGGGTCATCGCACGGAGTCAGCAGAGGTTAGAGGTATGAGAGATAAACAGGAGATCTGGGAACGGATTAACCATATTAATGAGGATTTAAAAGGAATTTCCAAAGATCAATATCCATACGAGGTTTATTTATACCTAAAAAGTGGCATGGAGTCGTATAGGGGTGCTTTGAAATGGGTTCTCGGTGATGAGGAGTAGATGGAAATGCCCCTGTATAATGATAATGTAACCATTTCAAAAACCCCTCGAATAGATGGTGTAGAGATTGAGGTTCGATATAGTGCTGGAAGTCGCACTCATGTATATTCTGTGATAGTATCTCCTCCCATGCTGTTTGAATACATGATTGGCATCTCATATAAAGACAAAATAACCCGCGTGGAGAGAAGACTTTTGAAAATGGCGAATGGATGGAAGATAGATTATCGTAAAAACAAATCAATATTAGAGGATGAGGAATGATACCATTTGAAACCGCAGAACATAACTTTATGGAATTTTCAAAAAAACTCCGTGCAAATGTATTAAGGGGATTCAGCACCGAAGAACTCGTATCTGAACTTGAACGGAGAAATCATAGCGTATTTACAATTGGAGATAAGTGTGAATATTGCATAACTGCCGATCACGGAGAAGATGTGGCGATTTGTGCATATGGTCCTGTGAAGATAATTGTGGTGAGGGAATGACCGGTTACATGACTGACGAGTATCGTGACGCGCTTGAGTATGCGTATCGTCTATTTGGAACTTGGGGCACATGGGCGGCTAAAGACATCAGGGCTAAAGCGCCTGTCGTTAATGCATTGAGGAGCAAAGGATACATCGAACGCACCAAGTTCAGAGGGCCGTGGAGAGTAACCGATGAAGGAGAGGATTACGTTAGGCAATGGATAAAGAAACCAGAGAAAACGGAAAATGCTTGGGCAGATAGGGAAGAATTTGTCAGTCCGTTCTAACCACAACTATTTTAAGTTTTTGTATCATATTGTATTGCAATTATGGCCGAAGAGATATCCACAGTTGGCAGGCCAAGCAAATACGACCCTGAATATCATCCAAAAGAGGCAGAATACTTATCAAGCCTTGGTATTATAGACCTTGAAATAGCAAAAGCATTTGATATAGTATCTTCTACGTTTTATGATTGGAAGCGCACATTTCCAGAATTTTCGGAGGCATTAAAACGTGGAAAGGCGACCGCTGACCAAAAGGTTGTCGATTCTCTCTATAAACGTGCATGTGGAACTTTTGTTACTGAAACAAAACGTGTAGATGATGGGTCTTCTGTTAGAATAGAAACAACTGAAAAATATGTTGCTGATACCACTGCAATGATATTCTGGCTCACAAATAGACAGAAAGAGGATTGGAAGAGGATGCAGTCTACTGAAGTATCAGGCCCTGAAGGAAAGCCTCTCGTTGTTAAGGTGTTAAAAGGAGTGTCGATGGATGACTTATAATGTCATCCTTGAAGATCCTCCTGATGGAACTGGATACGAACCACGCGGCGGTGCAAAGAAAGCATGGTCATGCAAAGACCACGAAGTAATGTTATCTGGTCCTGCTGAAACAGGAAAGACTCTTTTTTGCCTTCAGAAACTTGATGCGCTAATGCATAAGTATCCTGGTGCTCAAGCCGCTATTATTCGTAAAACCCGCAAGTCAATGACCGGGTCTGTCCTTCAAACATACGAGAAAAAGGTATTGCCCAAAGATACAGACGTAAAACCGTATGGAGGTCAACACGTTGAATGGTATATCTATCCTAACGGTTCTAAAATATTCGTGGGTGGGATGGATAACCCGGATAAGGTTCTTTCGTCTGAAAGGGATTTCATTTACATTAACCAGTCTGAAGAGTTGACGCTTGACGATTGGGAGAAACTTACTACCAGATGCACTGGTCGAGCAGGGAATACCCCATACTCACAGATCCTTGGCGATTGTAATCCAGGCCCTTCAAACCATTGGATATTACAGCGCGTCAAGTCGGGTGCACTAACTTTTATTGAGTCCCGGCATGAGGATAACCCCACTTTATTTAATGAGGATGGAACGATTACTCCTCAAGGTGAGATATCGATTGGCGTGCTTGATGCGCTCACGGGTGTCAGGTTTCACCGGTTGCGGCACGGGAGATGGGTAAGCGCTGAAGGAGTAATATACGAGTCGTGGGATCGTGCAGTCCATCTGATTAAACCGTTCCCTATTCCTAAAGAATGGAAAAGATACCATTGTGTTGACTTTGGGTATACAAATCCTTTTGTATGCCAGTGGTGGGCAGAAGACCCAGATGGGCGATTATATATGTATCGAGAAATGTATCAGACACAAACCCTGGTTGAGGACGCGGCAAAAGAAATTAGGTTAATATCAGAGCCTGAAAACATAGTAGCGACGATATGCGACCACGATGCAGAAGACCGCGCAACATTTGAGAAACATAGTAAATACCCGACAACTGCTGCAAATAAATCCGTGAAGACTGGTATAGAGGCTGTTCAGAAACGACTGCGTAAAGCAGGTGACGGAAAACCAAGATTGTTTATATTTCAAGATGCATTAATAAACATAGATAAAAGGTTATTGGATTCGAAGAAACCTTACTGCACAGAGCAGGAGATAGAATCTTATATATGGGAACCGTCTTCAGAAGGTCGCGCGGCAAAAGAGGAACCAAAAAAGGTTGATGATCATGGAATGGATCCTATGAGGTATATTGTTATGTATTTGGATGGCGGTTCAGACGATTCACGGTTTATGATGAGCATGAGGTAGATATGAATCACATAGAAAAAAGACGAATGCTTCAATCTGCGCTTAATTCAGAACTTCGCAGGAGAGAACTTGGTGGAGAAGGTTCGGGCAATTTCGGCCATGCTGGTAGGCCTGGTGAGCGCGGCGGATCGGGTGAGGGTGGTGGAACATCTACAAGATCTGGGTCTCCACATACTAAAGCAGCAGAATACCATATAGATACCGTTTTGTCAATCGTTGATTCAGAGATAAAAAACTTTAAAGGTATAAAAGGGGAGGGTGAAGTAAATAAAGGACATCTTGAAGGGCTTAAACAGGGGAAATATACAATAGAATCTATATCGGCTGAAGTAAACTCAATGGATCTTGCAGAAGAAGGAGATGTAACAATAGAATCTGTTAAGGAAGATATACTAAACGATTTAAAGTTTAAAATAGATGAAACGGAATCCGCATATAAACACTCAAAAAGCGACTACAGCCTTGGTAAAAGTATAGGGTTGAAAAGAGTAAGAGAAATAGTGACCGAATCGTGAGGTGATAAATGCCATTGTTTAGAACATTAACAAGTTATTTTTCTAAAGAGATTCAGAAACAAGTTAAACCGGAGTCGTATGCTGAAACGGCAGGTGCGATGGAGAAACTGTTCGGACTTAACAAGCAGGATGGCAAAGCGCTTATTTCAAAGTATATCCGGACGTATGAACAAGGAGGGATGATATCAGAAGCAGTCGATCTTTACTCCCTGTTTATGTTTTCCAAAGGGTATTCGTGGGAAGGTGAACCTCGTGCCATTGATCAATGCAAAGAGTTCATGGCAGGATTTGATTTTGATCAGGCTTTTAACCTTGCGGTGACTGCTCCGCTCGTTTGTGGTGACGGGTATCAGGAGATCCTGAAGGGTAGAGCAAAGAATCCATTAGGACTCTTATACCGTGACCCTACAAATTGGAGCATAAAGTATGACCAGTATGGATTGGTTGAAGGGTATGAACAGCAGTTAGGACTCCTCAAGAAGATAGAGTTTGAAGAGGATCAGATCTTTCATACCCAGTTGATACCCAGCCTGAAAGAAGGTAAAGGAACCAGTTTAATCGGGCGTGCATATGATGACATTATCCGGGACACGCTGATTGCACAGAACTCTACAAATGCAATCGTCAGGCATGGAACTCCTAAATGGTGGGCGCGTGTAGGTAAGGAAGGTGAGACGGTAAGTCAAGCAGTATTGGATGCAGTTACCCGGAAACTTGAGGATTTAAACAGTAAGAATGATATCGCCACGCAGTATGATATAGCGATTCAGGCGCTTGATACTGGAGGGATTAACGGTATAAACTCGTATCATGAGTTCTCTATTGTCCGGCTCACTGCTGCTATGGGAGTCCCGGGAGAACTGTTAGGATTTAGGCAGGGAACTACCGACAATACGGCGGTATCTCGTATTGGTGCTTTCCTTCAGAAGATTACCACGTATCAGACCAGATTTGCACGGCAATTAAACATTCAGGTATTTGACCAGGTAACAGGAACGCCTAATGCATCGAAGATTAAATTTAATTCTATCCTACCTACCCAGCAGGCAGAGCAGGCTGCATGGATTGTTAATCTAATTAAGGCGAACCCATTAGACCCGGAGTATTATGCCCCGCGCGAGTGGGTGAAACAAACACTGAACATCCCTGATACGATTGAGGAAGTAGTATGATGATAACTAAAGAGTTTATGGCTCAAGAACTTGGTGAGCATTTGAAAGAGTTGGGCGGTCCCGGCAGCGGGCGGCGACCTTCAGGAAAGACTGAAGACAAACGAGCACGGGCAGGTCCGGTAGGAAAGCGAGTAAAAGCAGGCCCCCGAATTAGGAGAGTAAAAGCGATGGATACCGGAGAAGAGTTCGACATTGAGGAATACGACGATGAGGATAAATCATGACTGCAGTTGAATTTCAAGTAAATAACCCGGAAGCACCAAGATTATTGATTAACGAGTTCAATCAGGATCTCCCAACAACTAATGCAGACTTGTGTGATGGTGTTAGCGTAACCGGGAGCGGGCAGGCTGAATACATCAACATATCGTTTAGTAGCGTTGGTAGTGCGGTATTATCGGTTAAGAGAACAGTAGGATCTACTACCGTGACGCAAAAACTCAATGGAGGAGTTGCAATCGTGGCTGGCCAACTGTATCAGGCTACTGTGCTCGTAGCACCTGGAGAGACGATTAACCTCGGATATGCAGCAACGTCGAACAAATACAACCTGATTATTGCAGAGGTTATACAGTCATGAGTAGCCCAACGTTTCCAGTAAGCGGTGGAGGGGGAGGAGGCGGTGAAGGAACATCTGATCACTCTCTTCTCACTAACAGAGATGCTGCCGATCAGCATCCGGTAGCATCTATCACCGGGGCTGCGAGTAAAACGGTTACAGATACCACGCTCTACGTATACGAGGATGCTACAGGACAGGAGGACGGCAGTTCAAAGGCCAATGGATATACAGAGTTGCAGGATGCAATTGATGCAATATCTGATTTTTCTCAGAATGTTACCATTATCGCATCCAAGGGGTCTACTAACTACCTCGGGAAAACGTTTGCCATTCCAACGTCTTTAGTAAAATCTCTCACGATTCAGGGAGAATATTACTATAATGCAAATTGTGATTCTAATGCAGTCGCTGGAAAAATAGTTGATGCAGATGGTGTATTTACTGGTTTGGAGGCTGGTGATCGCGTTGTATGCACAAAATATTCAGGAACGTTGGGGAGTAGTTCGATTGAAGATTACTTCTATGCCACCATTACAGAGATAGGATCCGGGTATGTTCAGACAAGCGAATCCACAAAGATACCCACTACTGGATGGACGTATTTAATTAATCAAACCGTGTTTGATGGGAATAACAGCACAGATCCATTAAATTATACTACAAGGGGGATTATATTTGCGCTTAATGGTATATCGTGCGTTAATTATGCGGGATCTGTTTTATCTGAATATAACAATACATCGTGCTCACTAACATATTGTATATTCAATGATTGTAAATCGGGATTATATGGAGATTTATTAGCAAATTCGTACTTTGCATTTTGTTCATTTACAAATCCCAAATCTGGCGGTTATTTAGCAAACTCAAACTCATCCATCAAAGTTGTTAATACACTAATTTCAGGGGCTACCAGCGGTATTGTAAATGCAAATGGCACATGTATAGTAAACAATTCAGGGTTTTTTGGAGTTTCGAAAGCAATTTGGAATCAGACACCAACATCGTTGAGCGAATTAACATCATGTTATATCGCATCGTCGTGCACTAACGGGGCGTATGGTTACAACATAACTCTTATATCCTGCACTAACCTTGCCACAACTCCAGTAACCAATCTGGTAAGTGGTGGAGCGATTGACGCTGATAATGCAATAATGCTCTACAAGACTGGGGCAACTTACGACAGCGTTCAGGACTGGGCTAACGCTATACAGTCAAGCGGGCGCATCTCCGGAGGGGTAATAACTGCACATTCCCCAGCAAACGGAACAGTTGATATATCTGCGTTAAAAGGATTCATTAAATACGCAGACACGGAGATTGCAGAGACGCGATTCTTTGATTTGGCTGCGGCAACTTCGGTTGCACTTACTGATGACTCGGCTAATTATATCTACGTCGATTATAATGCAGGGACTCCTCAAATTCTGGTTACAACTGATAGAACTACGATTAAGACTACAAATCAGTTTACGTTAGGAAGAGCATTTAGAAAAGGAACTGCTGTAGAAATACTAAACAGCGGTATAAACCTGTATAATCGAACACGCAAAATTCATGAGAAGTGGATTGACACGTTTGGAGGGGTCAGTTATGCAAATGGGATCCTTACTACTGCAACAGGGTTAAAGCCCGCTATAAGTGCAGGAACTCTGTATGCAGGAAGTAATAAGATTTCTATAGCGGCAGTTGATTGTAATGCGTCTGGAACATTTACGTCATATTATTACAATCCTACCACATCGTCGTGGGTTATAACCACGGGACAAACGAGTATTGACGCGACTTATTACAACAAAACTGATACAGGGACAGGACTTGCAGAACTGACTGCTAATAGGTATGGGATTCACTGGCTTTACGTGTGTCCTGATGGAAATCTGTATGTCATGTATGGTAAAGGAGATTATACTCTCACTCAAGCGCAGGAGATGTCTGCCCCAACGTCTCCAATACCAAATTATATATCTCAATGGGCAAAACTCGCAGCAAAGATAATCGTTCAAAAGGCTGCAACATCGTTATACTCCATAACAATAGCATGGTCAACACAATTTC